AATTGATTTAATGCTCCGTTACAAATGTCAACTATTGATGCCATAATTTATTATAAAATAATTTTAAAAAAAAAGATAGGGGAGATTAACTCCCCTATCTCACGATTGGTTAATTTACAACGTATGTAATATTCCAAGACATAGTTCCAGCAGTACCACCATCTGCTGCCATTGTAGCAGCGATGTAGTAGTAACCACCTGGATCTGAACTGTCTCCAGCTAATTCATACATTTTTTGACCTGCTGTGTTGATGTTTGCAGCTTCAAATCTAACGTCTGCCATAGCAGCAGCATCAGCTACCGCAGTTGCGAAAACGTCTTCATCTTTGACTGCACCAGCAGTAGTATAAATTCCAACATTGAATGTACACGATCCACCTAATGTGTCTGACCCAATAAATAATTGAGGCACAGAAGCATTACTTGGTATCGGTGCTAACATTACAATATCGTTATTATCACTGTCACCAGCGGCAAGTTCAACAGTTCCTTGAGCTACACGAAGTACACCATGTAATTCTGCAGCATTATTTTGAACCTGTGGAGTAGCTTCGAAATTTGCTACTAAATCAGTATTTTTAGTTCCCATATTTCTATCCTCCTATTACGATTCTGTACATTGAACTTCCACTACTTTGTCTTCTTCCATTCTCGTTGCTCCGAAAGTTGCGCAGTAGTATACTTGGGTAGCATAACTTTTGTCGCTTCTTTCATCTATGCGTGCAGTAGTGTCTTTACCAACGGCAAGAGCAATACCATCTTGTGCATAAGCAATACAAGATCTAGTTGTACTAGATAGTGATAGTCTGTTTGATACAATAAAATTAAAACCAAGAAACGAGTTGATTTCACCATTTGCCAACGCTTTGACAGTGTTAAAATCTGAGCTAGTTACCTCAGTTGTCCCTAATAGATCAGTGATCTGTTTTGGTCCTACAATAATATATCTTGGAATTGAAGGATCAACACTATTTAAATCAAGAGTCTGTTTTGCAGTTCTTAATTTAGCAATTGTTAAACCAGCAGATCCATGCACAATTTGATTGGCATTAGATGTACTTGTAGCACCTGTTTCACCAGTGAACGCTGTTCCTAGTGCAGCAGATATAATCACATCATCCATAGCTCTTCCGATAGCATAAGCTGCCGCTTGAGCATAAGATGAAGTTGGATCGATAAGCATACGAACTTTATCTTGATTGTCGATAAGATCTGCAAATTCATAATCCGAAAGTGATACCCTACGTCTCGCATGGGGTGTATCAATTTGTGGGGTGTCTGAATGTCTGCTAGTTTTTTGAACTGCAGTTACAGAACCTACTTGGTCGAAGAAAGCATTTTTTCCAACGACACTTTCAAGACGAACTTTGTCTCTTAATAACGATCCCATTTGTTGAGATAGCAATTGTACGTTTGCAGAATACTGCTGTACAAAAGCTGTTGTTACTTGTGATGACATATTTGTCTCCTCATATAAGTTTAATTAAATTTATCAGATATGTTATCTGTCGACTGACAGGCTTCTCTTGGATTTAAAGTCTTTTAGACTAGAAGTCTAATCCTTCTTGTCAGCAAGGTCCTTTCGGATTGTCCTACTATTAATCCATTTATAATATTTTTTTGCAATTGGCAAGGGATCTTTTTTTTGATCCTCAGAACCGGTTTCTTTTACAATTCTGAGGATTTCTAATCTAATTTCTTTATCATTCAGGTTTTGCATTATTTAACATTTCCCTTAATGTATAAACTCTTTGTACCATTTTATTGTGTTCTGGATGTGATGCGTTCCAGTATGGTCCATCAGTATTATTAGTTATAGATGATATTTCTTCTTCAATATCAAAAGCAGTATCTTGAGCATTAGTATCAGGTTGAACTATAGTATCCTCAGATATCATGTTAGCAATCTTATCAAATCCTTTTATAATTGCAGGATGATCACCTATTCTTGTTCCATCTCTCAATTCAAGATCTAATATTTCTTCACCTATGTTTGCTTTAGCAACAGCTCCTGCTGCTTGAACTTTAGATTCAAAATCTCTACCCCACTCTTTTCTAAGCTCTTGTTCAGCTTGTACTTGAGCAGTTTCTGTATCAACTTTAGATTGTTGCGCATCTGTTTCAATGTTTGATTTGTAAAATTCAAGAATACCTTGAGCTTGTTGATTGTTTAATCCAAGCTTATGAGCATTTTCAGCAAACTGTTTTATCGCTGTCTCGTCTACCTGGATAGCCTGTGAATCTATTTTTAAACTATATTTATCTGCAGACTCAGGTCTTCCCATTTTGTTGTAAGCATCTTGCCATTGATCATCAGTAAAATTTTTATTAGGCACAATCATTTTATCTTGACCAATCATTTTGGTTGCGTTGATGTAACTTTTTGCCAAAGCATCTATTTCTGTAAACTTAGAAATATTGGGATCGTTTCTGTATTCTTCAGAAATAACATCCTTCCATGATTGTGCAGTCTGTTGTGTCTCTTGTGTTGTTGATGAAATGGGTGTTTCAGGTTTTGTTTCTGTAGGAGCTTGTGTTTCTGTTGTTGTTTCTACAGGCGGAGTATTACTCTCCGTTATCTGTTCATTTGACATTTTTATTTTCCTTTTGCAGCATTTGTTTTATAAATAGAAGAACGCTGCGTTGTCCTTCCATATATGCACTCTCATGGCTATCTCCCTTAACATTGGTCGTAGAATGATAGTGACATCTTTTTTCAAGATCTGAAATGACTTCTTGTCCTTCATCAGATTCAAAAATTACTTTGTACTTTATTTTTAGATTATTAATTTTTTTTTCAAATTCTTTTTCAGAACTCATATTTATTCAGTTATTTGTTCTCCAACACCTTCAGCTATTGCTTGTGCTTCATCGGGTAGTGCTTTTGCAAGTGGAGCTATATTTCCTCCTGCTTTAGCAACTTGTTGTAGTTGTTGCATCTCTTGCATTTGTTGTTCTTGTGATTGTTTTGCTTCTCTTTCCGCTAAGACTTCAGAATTTGTTTTTAATACTTTTTGTGGAATACCTATAATGTTTGTTAGATGTTTCACAAGATTATCAAAATTTATATAATCAAACACAGGCGCAACATTAGCAAGTTGTCCCATAATTTCAATACCTCTAATAATGGATTGCAACTCTGTGGATTTTTGTGCTTTAGCTAATGGCGAAACATATTCTATTTCTACATCTCTTCCTGATATAATTTCAGGAGCTGGTGAAAATACATTTTTTCTGACCATGATTGCAAAAGATCTATCAATTAAAGGTTTTAGTAATTCAGATTGTAATCTACCTAACACCGGTCCTAGAAGTCTCATCTTTTCTTCGTTTCTTTGTATGACTTCTGTTGCTGTCATTTGTGGACCTTGTTGCATCATCAGCTGATTGACATAAAAAACATTTCTAATTGAGTTTCTTCTTTGCTCTTCCATATTTAATCCCAAAGGATTGTTTGCTCCAATATTAAGTGGCTCTATTCTATCTCTAGTGCCTGATCTGTAAAAGTTTAGACCACCAGGAACAGTTCTAACTGGAAGTAAAAAACCATCGTCAGGAACAAGTAAAGGGGGATCAACTTGTTTCTGCGCAGCTTTTATAGTTGTTTTAGACATTTCATTTAACATCTTTACATCCGGTAAAGCTGTCATTGCAGGAGATCTTCCATAAATTTCATGCGAAGCTTTTAAATATCTTGGAACAACAAACGGAAACTCTTTAAAACCTGCTACCGATAATTCGTTTAAATTTTTATATTCCATGTAAACAGATTCAAAAGGCATATTTTTTTTATCTTGTTTTTTTGGATTAAAATCATTTCTAGGGTATACTGCATGAAGAATACTTATTTCTTCATAAGGATCTTTTGTCATTAATCCTTTTGTGTCAACTGATATGGTTTCACCAAACTGTTGAAACGCAGCTCTTACTGACATTTTAAATAATCTGTAAACTGTATCGACTCTGCCTTTATCATTTTCTGCTACATATATTTCGTTAATATGTCTGGTGGAAAAATTCAAAACATCTTCATCATCATCTTGTACAAACATACAAGCTGTGCCAAAGGTAATTAAGTCGTGATAGAGTTCAAATATTTCTTGTTGAAAATTAGATCTATTAAAGGCAACATACATTTGCTCCGTTGCTTCCTCCAACCAAAGTTTTGCCTCATCATCGTTTTCAATATCTGCATCTTTATAACGTAAAGTAAACCAAGGAGTAGAGGGATTGGTCAACATCCCATGAAGTGATGCTGCAAGTAAATCCACAGATTGTAAAGGTGAACTATCAAAAATTAATTCTGTTCGTTTATCACCTTTTGATCTTGTTTTAGTTACATCGGCTTTTCTAGGTAACATATAATCAGCAACCTCTTGCCAGTGCGTTTCCCAGTTTTGTCGATTTGCTTTTAGTTTATCAAATCTTCTTTTTAAATTTTTTGTTAAATCTGTTTGTGCCATTACTGTCCTAATAAACTTGGTTTACCCAAAGTTACATTTTCATTTTGAATACCTTTAGGTCCTGTGATAATAGTTGCCGATCTACCTTTTCTTCTCACACTAATCCCATATGATGATCCACCATCCATATTTGTTGTTTCACTTTGAGAAACTTCTGCTTGTGTAGGTGAAGGCATAGGTGTGGGAGCTGGTTGTGGTGGTGGTGGTGATCTTCTAATTACTCCTCCCATACTATTCTCCTAATAAAGTTTTCTTTTGTATTTCCGCTTCTTCTTCAATACCTAAAGGTCCTGTTAAAATTGTTGATTTTCTTCCTCTTCTTTTTCTCTCTACTGCAGCTTGTTCTGATCTAACTTTTTCTTTTTCTTCTGGACTTAGCTCCGCACTAGGTGCTTCTGGTGCGGGTTGCACTGGAGGTAGTGGTGGCATTTTTGGCGAAAATAATGATCCCATAATTTATATAATCCTGTATTCATTATCTGCTACCTTTTGAGGAGCAGTTTGTCTAGTATTTAATTCTTGTAGTCCTACAGCAAGATACCTCATGGCATCGCAAGCATGAGAACTCCAATCATGTACAGGCTTTGATCTAAACATTTTGTTTTTATCAATATATTTCCTGTGATAATGTCTTAACGCATCTACTAATTTTTTGCAACGATCTGTATCAATCCAACATCTAGGTAACGTCATTGTTGTTGCGTGTATACCATCTTCAAGCGGAATTTTTGGAACGACTTTAAATCTTACTCCTAATTGATATGCGACCTCTCTTCGGGTCTTGCCATTACTAAAATCGGTAACTTCTATATAATGGGGAGCAAAATGATCCTTGTAAATATAGTCCTTGTTTTTTATCATCTCTACATAATATGGTAATCCCTGACCTCTTTCTTCGTGATAATCTATAATATTTATAGCTCTACCTAACTGCTGATAAAATATTATACTACTATGATCTGATACTCCTAAATCCCATGCGGTTGAAACTGGGAGGCTAGGGTCATACGGAACACGAGATATTTGTTTTTTATCTTCCATCTTTGCCAAGACTCCACCATAAATAGATCCTTCTATATTAGCGATCCAATCACATTCAAACTCTTGTTTATATTTGTTTTTACCCATGACCTCTTCTGCTTTTTCTAACTCTTCTTGATCTACAATTTTGGTTTCAGAGGCTTTTGCTTTATAGTAATACCAATCACTTGCTCCTTGAGCATATTGATAAAGTTCATAAAAATTATTATTCATTCCTTGTGGTGTTCCAATAAATACACAGTAACCTTTTCTATCCGATAGTGCCGGTCTGATAATCTCTGGAAATAGCTTAGATGATACGTTAGCATATTCATCAATTACACAGCCATCAAGATAGATTCCACGCAGTCCATCGCAGTTCTCTGAGCCTAGCAAGGTAATACGAGAGCCATTAGGTAAATCTACACGCAGTTCTGTTTCGTTAAACTTGGTGTAAGGTATTTTGGCTGTAAATTGTTTCATGTAATCCCAAGCAATACTTTTACTTTGTTTGAATGTCGGACTAATATAAGCGTATCTTGGGTTTTTCTGTTTTGATGTTAAAGCTGATCTTATCAAGTGATTGATCATACAGACTGTTTTGCCAAACCTACGATGACAAACTAGAACTGACCATCTGTATTTTGATATTTCTTGATGTAAATATGTTTGATGTTTTCTTGGTGCGTAAGGTATAGTGATCTGCATACTAATGTAATTTGCGTTTATCTAGAAAATTCTCTTCAGTCTCATTATAATCAAATCCTAGTCTTCCCATTGTAATACCAAGAAAGATTCTTGCTTCTAAAATGCTTGAAAAACCATAAAACTTTATAACAACTGAATTATCTTTTTCGTCAATAAAACATAGAGAGTCTAGATCTTCATCGTTTAAAATGTCCATATACAATATCTAGTGTATTATGTTTGTCATGCAAGGAAAAGATTGTCTGTGGAAGGGAGTCCTCGAGTCCCATGTATATATACGTATAATGTCGCCGGCGTTTTCTGGGTGGTATCCCCTTATAAAAAATGCAATTTTACGCAATATTTAGGTAAGGATAATAAAAGATTATCAATATTTATTTTCCGATAATATAAAGTTATGAGAAAAAACTCCGAGCATATACCCGAAGCCAAAACTTGGACCGCAATGTTGTTGTTGGGTAAATTAAAATAAATATTTATTCTTACCATGCCATAATTCTGCCAAGATTTTAAATTATAACAATAATCAAACAACTAACAAAGGGAAATAAAATGAAAACAATAAAAGTAAAAAAAATAAATGCTGGTGATTATGATGTGCTTGTTGATGGAATAAAAAAATATGAAATCATTAATGTAAAGGATTATCACTCAGTAGAAGGTAACATTAATCTTTGGAATGTTAAGTTTGAAAATAATCACGAAATGTATGGTGAATTTGAAACTAAATATTTTTTATGGGAAGCAAAAGAATTTATTAACAAATTGGAAGGAAAGTAAACAAAAGATAAAAAAAACAACTAATGAAAGGTTAAACAATGTCTGAAATGTCTTTAATATTAATTATGCTTTCACTTGGAGCATCAATCATAATTATGGGTATAGTTCTTGCTATTGCCTCAATAGATGAGTGCGACTATAGAAATGATTTATATAAACAACAAACAAAGGATAAAATAAAATGACAAAAGAAAAAAAATGTGAAGATCTTGTTAATGATAATTATCAATCAAGATTAAACGATTTAAGAGAAACATACAACAATGATAATAT